TGCTGGTTTGAGTGCTGTTCCCCACCCTTCCCATTCACTATTACCTTTGGTTAAAGTCCTATCAGCCTTTTCATAAGGCAATCCATCTACATAGGGTCTATTGCCGTGTTCCAAGTTTTTTTCTTGGATACTTGAATATCCTTTTCCATTTGATGTTCCAACAATCTCTCTCTCATTACCTTCAATCTTATCAATCGCTTTACCGATGTTTAATGATTTTGGAAACCCTGAACCATATACCCACATAATTTGGTCTCTTATCTCAAACCCTGCGTCTTCCAAACCTATTGCCATTCTATGATACATTCTTGGTGAATTACTGGCTATAAGATGACCTCCTGGTTTTAATACCCTCAAACATTCTTTACCCCACTCATAACAAAATTGTTGGTAATGATTTTTACCTTTGTCACTTAAATCATAAGTTCCAGCAAATGTTGATTTACCACCTATTGGTGAGTTTTTCCTACCTTTGAGATTTGGAATTTTTTGTTTATCCTCAATTTTTTTCTTGAAGGATTTTTCTGCTGTTGAATTTGCCTGATTCACATTAGATGGGTCAAATGTATCCCACGCTTTTCCCATAAATCCAATTCCATATGGTGGGTCTGTTATTACACTATCAACAGAATTATCAGGTAATGTTTTGAGGACTTCCAAACAATCCCCCAATCTTAAATCAATATTCATTTGAAATCAGGATATTTGAAATCATCAACCTTTTGTGATTGTGATGCTTTATGTTCCTCGAACTTTTTCCATGCTGCTTCTGTGGCTCGTTTGTACTCATGTTTGATTTTCTCGTTTCGTTCCTTAACTCTCTTGTTGTGAGCTTTCCTTCCTCCTCTAACCCTGCTTCTTGGCATACTTTTGAAATTTAAATGATTTATTTGTTTTATTAATCTGTTCGATATCAGGAAATATTGTCTTGAAATAATCTATAACAAATGTCTTGTCGTAGGTCTCTTCCAAAAAGAAAAATATTTTTGTCCAAAATAATCCTTCTCCTTTTTCTATCAATAATGAATTTTCAAGTTTGATATGAAAAAACTTCTTCTTGAAATAACCATCTTTAACTCTTGAATGAAAATACTGACCTATTAGTCGATTATATTTTCTAACTTGTGTTGCCACATTCTCCTCTTCAGTCTTAGCAAAACCTCCGAATCTAAGTTGTACTGTTGATGTTTGTCTTCCCCTTTTATTAAAATCCAAATAATACTTATTGGTTTCATAGTTGGAAAAAGTATTGAACCCTTCTTGTTTTGTTGTCATTTATCGTCTTCAAGTTTTGTTTTGATTATTTCTATTTCTATTTTCTTTGTTGAATCAATCTTGTCTCCACCTGTTGTTATATCCACTTTCTTTTCTGTGTTCCATTCATCTTTGAATTTGTTTCTCATAACGAGGTGCCAAAGGTTTGAATTAAGGTCCTTTGACTTTCCATCTTTAAATCCCTTTCTTGGTATTGACGCCCACCAAGTCTGACTTAAATTCCTCATCTCATTGACGGCGTCTGAAAATTCTGTATATTCTTCGAGCATAACATAAAATGTCTCCTTTGATATTCCAAGATATACAATCGCATCAATATCGAGCATACCCTCTGCCCCCATTTCTTTTAATCTCAACTGCCACCCTTCAGGTAGGTCATTGAGAGTTTTTCTTGGTCTTCCTACTGGTCTTTTTTCCATTGTGATAATTTTTCTTTCATGTGTTCAACTCTTCTTCTTATTCTATGTTGACAAGCTATGTCGCAGTATCCTTGTATTTCTTCTCCAAAGTGTTCTCTGTTCAAATTATATACAATCTCAGTTTCTTCTTTTGTCTTGTTTGTATTTGTTAACCAGTATTCAATCTTGTTCACATCGTCTTCTGTGTATGCTGGTTCTTTAACGATTTCTTGTACATCGTTAACTCTTATTATCTTTGGACCTTTTGATTGTGCCGGTTGTTGTTTGCAACCACAACTTAGAAACATATAAGAAATTTAGTTGAAGTTTATTCTTTAATAAATATTATTTTCTTATGATTTATTTTTTTTCCGTTTTATTAATTGCTTTCTGTATTTGTTTACATCTCTTGACACGGAGTTCAAGGGGATAGTTGTCCTTTTATGTGTGTTTGTCATTGAACAACCCTCAGAGATGTATATCTCGAAAAGTCTGGCGTAATACCAATCCCCATATATTTTATCATGTTCGATTTGTTCATATACCCATCTTAGCTCATCTGAATCCTCATAAGGTATATCCTTAATTTCAATGTTATGAAGTTCCTGAAACTTATGTTTTCTATATATCTTATGGAATTTGCTGGTGTTTGAGTGATACTGGTTTTTAACAATTCTCACAAAAAAAAATAACCTGTTTTCTACAGGTATATTTTCTATCTTGGGATAATAAAGAAATTGTTCTATACAGAATTGGAATAACTCATCTGTGTCTTTACCACTACATAACTTGTCCGTAATCTGATATAACTTTTGATAATTGTCTATTATCCATTGATTCATTTGAGGTAAATAATTCTGTTATGGTATTTATCTCCAATCCATACATTATTTCTGGTTAATAAATGTTTTTTCTTTACAAGGTCTAATACCTTATCCCTAACCGTAAATGCTGAACTATTTAACTCTTTCGATATTTGAGTGTTGGTAAGAATTGAATACTGCTTATTACCATCTTCAATATCCTTTTTAATTAAGTTGAATACTCTTTCCAAAATTGAATTTGACTGCATATTAATTTGTTTTCTATAAGTATAGGATACTATACCTAAGTGTGAAGGCTATCAAATAACTTTTTTTCTATTCTATTGAATAAATCACACTTCTCATATTCCTCTTCTTCTCTGAGTATTCTAATAAGGGAATGTATGCTTGCTAGATATTGATGAATAATGTAAGGAACATTACCAGAACTAGATACAAGATTTGTTGATATAATATGTGCCAGTTCTTCCCTCTCTTCTATTGTTAACTTGAAGTAATCCTGTATTTCAATATCATATTTGTTATCTAGAGCATCTATTATCTTAAATAATTTCTTATGCATTCTTAAAATAAATATCTTGGTTAGAGAGTTTACCCCACCCCCTAGTCCCCCTCCCATAAAAGAGTGAGATTAGGTAAAGGTATCTTGGACACACTGTTGAATGGTTTACCCACCTATTATCCTTCAGTGCAGGGATTTTATTTTGTTCAATCACCTAACCAAAAAAAAAGACCATATCTAGTTTCAGATTGGGGGGATTTAATCTTACACTAATGGTCTTTTTAATATCTTGGAGTCTATGATATCCCCCCGACTATAAATAAATATTATCATTTATAAAATTTTTGTAAAGTGTATATTTAAAATTATGGAAACAAAAACTTGTGTAAATTGTAAAAAGACCTATCACCTCGTTGATTTTTGGAAAATACCTCACGCAGAGGATGGATATGATAAGCATTGCAAAATCTGTAGACACAGATTGAGAATTAAAAAAAGAAGAGATGAATCCATTATGGACCTATCCCATATAAGATTTAATAAACTCATGGATGATGACCACTATCAATCTTATAAACTCCTCGAGAGAATGGGATATGACCTCGAATCTGAGAAATCAATCCACGAGCAATTCTGTTTGAAATGGGGACTTGAAATTAAAAAGAGGGATAATCCTCACACGAGATATAAATCGTGGGACCAGGTTAAAAAAAAACCCCAATAAATCAATATTGGGGTTTTTGTATGACTACTGAATGAAAAAGGTTATATTTCAACATCTGCAGGGTTAGGGGAATTTCTATCTCTCAAACCACTAAATACAGGATAATCCAATGTCTGTATTAATACATGAGTATCGGGGATATTGTATTTTTCTGCGATTGCCCACATCATTTTTTTTACCTCTATTAGTGATAATTCAGAAGGAGCTGCTAATCTACCTTTGTGTGATTTATCCCAACTATCTGATTGTTGAAAGTTGTCAAACATAATATCCTCATCATTTTCCGAACAATGAAAAGCAAATCTGAAAAAATCACAAGGTGCTTCAGCTCTGAATGTAAAATATTGAAATTCAGGATTGGCGCATAACTCTTTTTGTTCTCCTATGATTTCACCATGATAAAATGGTTTCAGTTCATTAACAGTGAATACATTGATAAAATTTTTATATTCTAATTGTTCTGGACGAATAGAGTATTTTTTTGTTTTATAACCTACTACTACAGCAATATCCTGAGGTAGGTTATAAAATCTTTCTTTGATTGCCTCAATTAAAGTCTCTTTTTTCATAGTGTTGTTGTTTGAATTGCTAAGGTAATCATTTAGATTTGATTTCCAAAATATTTGGAAACCATTTTTTCCATTCTTCGCTCGTAGATGAAATTCCTCTATCCCGACTTACAACCCGACCTGTTCCACTTTCTAATTCTTCTTTAGTAATCATACCCACATCATACCAATCTGGGTCAGCAGCATAAGTTAGAATTTCATTCACGATATAATACCCCATTTCAAAATCAATACATTTAATTTCCTTCCAATCATTTTTGAAAATGGTCATACCAGGTTTAACATTTTGTTCAACCCATTTAATTTGTTTTTTGTTTAGCTTTCTCATAGTGTTGTTGTTTGAATTGCTAAGATAAGGAATTACATTTTACCAGCCAAAACTTCAATCCAAATTGTCATACGACCTTCGTTATAAAACACATCGGTGATATACTCTTTAAGAAGTTCAACATGATGTGGTTCACCATTAAAAGTTGTAATGGTCGTTCCATCTTCTCTTTTCATTTGAACAAGAATAGAGTTTTGTCCTTTGTTGTCTGTTTTCTTTTTCATTGTGTTATTGTTTTTAGTTGTGAGGTGCTAAGATAAGGATTATTCAGGTAACCATTCATTCATTTCTTCATTTATTTTTATACTTTCTTCCATTTCCATATCCAAATACCAATGGGGATAATAACCACGAGTATATCCATTTAAAATACTAGAGGAAATGTGATTTAATAAACGAGCCGCTTCGATAGCAGTTTCAGGTTGTTGTGAGATGATAATTTTCATATTTTATGTTGTTCAGATTGTGTCCTGTCCCCGATGTTATAGTTTTTACAAAGGTAAGGAATTAATCTAATATCCAATAAAATTTTTCATTAGAACTTTTGAAATCGATATACGACTTATACATTTCATCTGTGAATGGTATATCCAACCAAGAACAATACATAATAAGGTTCAAAGCCTGAAATTCCTCGAAAGAAACTTTATACTCTTTACCATAAAAATCATAACAGAGAGCATACCCATTTTTATTTTGTGGGTTACAGTAAGATGAAAAGGGTCTACCTTGAACTTGATTACACATATCATTGACAGTCATGGCAATCGCTTCCCAAGAGTTAGGTGCATTCTTCCAACCCGCAATATAAATTGGGTGCATAACTTTGAATGCTTTGTAATTTTTGTTAGTCATAATTTCTTTTGATGTTGGAAATGAGTTCAACACATTTTGTACTTTCTGTATCATAGTTGTTTATTTTTTACAAAGGTAAGGATTATTTTGTTTCTACCAAAAGTTTTTCATGTTGATATTTGAGAACTTTTTTTAAAAAACAAATTGCTTTTTTGAACTCTGTGGGATATTGTGCTTCATATGAACTACTAACAAGTTCATAAAGGCATTTGTCGTCAGCACAATCAAGAAGATGGTTGATGATTTCGTAGTAAGACATAGTTGTTTGT